GCCTCTACCAGAGCAGCAAACAGGATAAGCTCAGGGGCATTATCGGTGAACCAGTTAGTGGTGTTAGAGTCTGACAGAAGGGGGAGTGACTTGTAGTACATCAGGTAGTAGGTGTACTCTTGGTCGGGGATAGGACCCAGCACCAGAACACTCCCCTGCCTTACGTACTTACGTGGGAGGTCTCTGGAGCCTGCCTGAGTGGTGATGACATTGTGGTAGGAGCCGCCAGTAACTTCCCTAAGGCCTCCACCAACGCCGACATACAGGACTTTGGTACGTTGGAAGTCTGAAGGGAGGGCAATGGTCTCCACAGTGCCTGTACCAGATGTGCTGGCCTCTAGGCAGTGGAAGTCACAGGTGCGGAATATCTTACGTTGAGCCATACCAAGGAAGGTGTCAACCTTGGCCTCAAGCTCTGTAAACCCTTCACGGTTCAGCCAATCGACAACTTCGGTCTTAAGGTTGGCGTACGTGTCCATCAGGTCGGTCTCCAGAGTTTCTTAGTGGTCGTCTTCAGGAACCTGTACTCAGGAGACTCAAGTAGCTTGCGAAGCCTGAGTTGTTCTGAGGGGTCGTTGGACATTACATCAATGTTGTGTTCTTTAAGAATCTTAGTAATGAAAATATTGGGTATCTCTGCCACATGATGGAATATACCCTTATTGAACCTAGCGTCTATCGTGGCATTAGCCAGTCTCTTGTTTGACTCCAGGATAGCGGAGCAATCAAACTTGGTCTGTATACGCATGTCTTGGGTTTCATCGTCCCAGTAGTACGTATCCACTGCGTCAGTGAACGGGTTATACTCTTTGTGAAATGCTTTCATTAATAAGGTCCCTAAAAGGCCCCTCTAGCCCGAAGGTGTCGAGGGGCAACCCAGCCTCTATAAGAGGTCAGTTCAAGCGCCAGCGAACTGGCTAGTCAGTTTACAGGCTGCAGTCGTAGATGCCAGCTGAGGATGCTTCGTTCTTAGCAACCAGAGTGGCTTCGTAGATAACCTGCTTCTTCTGAGAGTCACCAGTCTTGGCGAGTTCTACAGTGGACATACCACGCAGTTCCGCGATGCCCCAGTAGTTCTTCTCGTAGACGGCTACGGTGTCAGTCTTGATGAAGCGGCTCGGAATAACCTTCATTACACCGAAGTCAGACTCGTACATGCCAACAGCGTTGATAATCTTCTTCTCAGAAGCATCACGTACTGCATAGGCACCAGAAGTCGTCAGTGCGGTAGAACCTTGGAAGGTGTTAAGCTTGCGCTTGTTAGCAACACCAAGCATGATGGTGTCGGGGTTTCCACCTGAGGTGAAGGTAGCGTCAATGGCGGTAGCCAGAAGCGTTTCCGTAAAGGCACGGGCATTACCGGGAGTGTAAGCAACGCCTACAGCACCAATAGTACCAGTAGCGCCAACAGAAGAGTTGGTCTTACAGAAAGCTTGATAGCTTCCCAGACGGCGGGTTGCGCCAGTAACGGCTGCTTGGTTTACACCGATGCAGGACACTTCGAAATCACGCTTGATTTCTTTGGCCCGACGAACAATCTGGTAAGCCATTTGCTTAGCCATACCAGCCTTGTCTACTGCCTCGACAGTACCAGAAGTCTGGGCAGTCTTGGTCAGAATCTGAGTCTGGTTGCTCAGACGAGTGGTGTCAGCTGCGGTAGCTGCGGGGCCATCAGCGCCTTCAGTTGCGGCGTTGGTGCCTACTGCGTCAGCCAGTTCGTCAGTCTGCCATTCAACAGTGGTGGCGTTTGCCGACATGCGGCTACAGCCAGAGGTAAAGGGGACTTCTTCGGGGCTAATGTCCCAAATCATGTCCTTGAGGTCTTCCCTGTTCGGGTTGACGTTGGTAACGGTTGTCAAAGTTGCCATGAGTATTTCTCCTAGTTGGCTAAGAGCAGTTCCACTAGGTCGTCTGCGCTTCCTGAGCGTTTAACACGATTCCTGAGTTCTGCTACTTGTTTGCTGTTTCGTTCAGCTTTAGATGAAGGTTGGCCAGCACGGGCAACTTTCTTGGGAGACTTTGAAATCTTCTTCTTGGCAGCTGTCAACGAAGACTGATTCATCTCATCGTACAGCCGTGCCTTATTCAGCATGACGACAAGTCGGTGGTCAGTAATGTTGCTCGCTTCCTTCTCACTCAGGCCACTGGACAAGGCATAGTCCTTGATAGCTCTGGCGAGTTTGGGGCCTTGCTTAGGGTCTGCAAGGTCCGGAAGGGCCATTTGAAGTTTCTGCTGTTCAGCCTGCGTCATTTGAGCTTTGGCTTGCGCTTGCCTCTGCTGTTCCTGCGCTATGGTCTGTTGTGCAGCTTGCTGAATCCGTTGATACCGTACTTGAGCCTGTTCGAAGGCAGCTTTCTTCTCTGCGTATTCGTAGGCATCGGTAACGGCCAGCTGGTCCCAATCTGTTTGCGCTAACTCAGCCAGCTGAGGCTCCACTACGCTCAAGGCGAGTGAGAGGTGTTCAGCAATGACTTGGTTGTGCTGTCCTAACGCTTGAGCAGCTTGTTCCACCTGTTGGCGGTGTTGCGCTACTTCCTGCGTTTTCTTTGTGTAGTCAGACTGGCGAAGGTACCCACGCTTCAGTTCCTCAAGGGTGACCTCTTCTCCGTCGGGGGTAGTGTACATGACTTCGGTTTCATCCTCGTCATCTTCCTCTACTTCCTCGTCGGTGTCATCAGGTTCCTCGTCTTCCTCAGGTGCGTCTTCGTCCTCGTCTTCCTCGTCTTCACCCTCAGTTTCCGGTTCAGCTTCTTCCTCTACTTCGGAGTCATCTTCATCTGGAAATTCGGTGATAGCGTTTTCTGTAGTTGTACCTACAGCTTTTGCTTCCTTCTCTTTAGGCTTGTCCTCAGTGGGGGCCTGGGGGTCAGAAAGCGATTGTACCAGCTTGTCCTCAAGTGATAGTTCCTGTGCGACAGGGGTGCTACCGGATTCACTGGTTTGTTTAATTTCGTCACTCATAATTTACTTCCTCACGATTAGCTGGGGGGCTGTATCTTGTTCTGGTTGTTGTTCTTGTTGTTCGTTATCTGCTATCTCTTCGGACAGTCTGATGATAACGCCTTGTACCTCACGATAGGGGAGGCGTGTGAGTGCGTCACAAATGTCATCAAGTAAGGGGGCGCTTATGGTATATTGTTCTGGCATTTAGCTCTCCTTGTACTTTCTTTCAATCATACCAGACTCAATGAAGGCATCCAGTGTGTTTTTAAAAGCCTTGAGTGCTTGTGCTGTGGCCCATATTTGGTCACGCTCTGTGTATTCATCTGGAGCCGAGGAAGCCCACTGCATAAAGAGGGTTTCCAAGGTGTGGTCCATACACGCCTCAAGGGCTGGGTTTTGTTTAAGGGCCTCTGCGTTGCGACCCATTTCTATTATCTGTTGTTGTTCTTCAAGCGTCATCCGATAGCGACTCCTCTACCTTGTTCTTTCTCCAATTCATATTCCATATCTAATTCAGCAGTCTTCAGTGCTACGTCATTGTCTTCTTCAACAATGGACTGTTGCAGCTTACCTTCGGCCACTGTAGCCATACGGTTGTCGTACTCAGCCTTGGAGGAAGCCTTCTTGCCTTCCAGAGCAATCCTCTGCTGCTCCATCTTCATAGCCATTTGTTCCTTGGCTGACATCTCCTGCTGCATCCTAGCCTGCTGCTCCTGTTGCTGCTGAGCTGCCTGCTGGGCCTCGGGGGACTGTGGGTCGGTGAAGTATCGACCAGCTGAAGCTTTGTTAAACACCTTGACCATATCTTCGACTGTATTGAAGACGTTGGTCTTGCCCACGATTGTATTGAAGGTAGGGTTTGATGCCAGCTGTTGTTGTACCTGAAATATCTGGTTCAGTTGCATCATTTCCTGCTCTCTGGAACCATTGCCAAGACCAACAACCACAGATGTATCTGCCTTCTCTTTCCACTCAGAAGGATTAACCTCTATGTACTTGTCCCTAAGCCTGAAGATAGACTTACGGGTATCGTTTTGGATTACCAACTTGTACAACAGTTGGAACAAGTCAGTAAGCCCGGTTTCACCAAATACACGGGCTATCAATTCGATACGTTGTTGGGCTGCAGTCATTACCTGATTAACGGCTGACGCAGCTTGGTTGGCACCTAAGGCACCGGGGTCTAGCCCCTGTGACCTTTCAGAGACACCGCTTCGCTTCTCCCTCAGACGGTCCATGTATTCCAGCATTTGAAAAGCGGAATTACCTAACTGAGGAGTGTCAAGACGGGTCACAGCGCCCGCCATCTTCATACGTACGACACCGTGTGCCCTAGAGGTCAACAGGTCGTCCATGTTTGCCATGCCTTCAATGACACCGTAGCGTCCGTTGTTGGCTAAGTACTGGTTGTTGAGGATGTTTCGCAGGAGCTGGCTTTGGATGCGTTGGAGGTCCATAACCAAGTCTGCCATCGACAGACCATCGTAGCGGTGGCTGATGATGATGGGAGTCCAGCCAGCGAACGGCACACAGTCTACTTCTTCGTTGTCGAGCAGAGTTGAACCTACTTTACAAACCTTACGGCGCTCAGCAATGCCGTCACCGTCAAAGTCGTACTGTACGTAGGCTTCTGTGTACCACACGGTTCTCAGAGAGGGGTCTACACCACTGTCCTCATCGTCCCTGTCGTTGCCTACGTCACTATAGCGGGCTGTACGGAGTTCTGAGGAGTACGAACCATCGCCACCGTCTGACAGGTCGTCGTCTACGTCATAACCCATTTCACGTAGCTCACTGAGGGTTTTCTCGGTGACGTGGGCTACAAGAGCGGCGTCCTGGATACACTTGGCACCCTTGGAGATAACAAACTCCTCAGGGGGTATATTCTCAATACAGATGCCCTTGGGAGGGCCTGAGCGCAGGATAGTGGCTTCAAACACAGGACCCTCAGGGGTCTCTACCATTTCCTGCTCAACTATCTCTACTTCATCGGGGGCCACCAGCATCTGAAGTTCCATCTGGCTGAGGCCGTAGTACTCCTCACGTACTTTCTGTACCGTGTCGTCCCACCACGCCTTAACCACACCGTTCTTCTGGAGCAGGCCGTCAGTAATCCACTGATAGAGGACTTTGAAGCCCTTGTTCTTACGGTTGAGGATGTAGTTGATGTAGTCAGTTGCTTGTTCTGCCCACTGTACGTCAGCTGGGGTCTCCGGCTCAAAACGTACTGTGTCACCACCACTGGCGAATATCTTCATCAGTTCAGGCTTAATCCACTCAATGGTGTCCAGCACCTCACGGGTGCGTACATTGGACTGACCCTCTTGTTCGTCCCCGTAGGGTTCCCCAAGGTAGTACTCCATCGCTTTGACACGTTGGTCGGTAAGTTGACTTTGGTCGGCTGACTGAGCGTTGGATAACTCGTGGTCAACTGCCGCCAG